ACGATTGGTAACAAATGAAGGACATTAACAGCATTGCCGAATATCTAACTGAGGAAGAGTTAGCGACAGTCGCTCCCATGTTGGAGCGGCTTTCTACGTTAGATCAGCGTGAAGAAAAAAGCAAAAACTTTATGAGCTTTGTTAATCACGTTTGGCCTCAGTTCATTGAGGGCAGGCACCATAAAATCTATGCAGAAAAGCTTCAAGCGGTGGCTGACGGTAAATTAAAGCGGTTAATTATTAACATGCCGCCTAGACATACCAAGTCAGAGTTTGCTAGTTATTTATTTCCGACTTGGTTAATGGGTCGTGATCCTACAAAGAAGATCATTCAGGCAACGCACACGGCGGAACTTGCGGTTGGCTTTGGTAGGAAGATTAAAAACTTAATTGATAGTGATGATTTCAGAGATGTATTTCCCAACGTCAGCTTGGCAACGGACGCAAAGGCTAGTGGTAGATGGAGTACGAACGGTGGCGGTGAATATTATGCTGTTGGCGTTGGGGGCGCTCTTGCTGGTCGTGGTGCAGACTTGGCTATTATTGATGATCCTGTTTCCGAACAGGATGCGTTAAGCGTTACGGCATTAGATAATATTTACGAGTGGTATACGTCTGGCCCTCGCCAGCGTTTACAACCGGGCGGCGCGATTATCATTGTTATGACCCGTTGGTCTATTCGTGATTTAACAGCCAAGGTTTTATCCAAGCAGGGCGAGAAGAACGCGGATCAGTGGGACATTGTTGAGTTTCCTGCCATTATGCCCTCTGGTGATCCGCTGTGGCCTGAGTATTGGAGCTTAGATGAGCTTGAGGGCGTTAAGGCGTCTATTCCAGTAGCCAAGTGGAACGCTCAGTACATGCAGAACCCCACTGCTGAAGAGGGCGCTATAATTAAGCGCGAGTGGTGGAATACGTGGGAGAAGGACGATCCACCTCCATGTAGCTATATTATTCAGAGTTACGATACTGCATTTAGTAAAAGCGACCGTGCTGACTACAGCGCGATTACGACTTGGGGTATTTTTGTAGATGAGGAAAGCGATACAGACAGTATTATTTTATTGGATGCGGTTAAGGGACGTTGGGAGTTTCCTGAACTAAAAGAGCAGGCCAATGAAATGTATGGTTTATATGAGCCTGATATGGTATTAATTGAGCAAAAGGGGTCAGGAATGCCGCTGACACAGGAATTACAGCGCATGGGAATACCTGTGACGCCGTTTACTCCTAGCCGTGGCGCTGATAAGTTCACGCGCATGCATGCGTGTGCGCCTGTATTTGAGAGCGGTATTGTTTGGTGTCCTGACACTAAATTCGCTGATGAAGTTATGGAAGAGTGTGCTGCTTTTCCCAATGGCGAACATGATGACTTGGCGGATAGCATGACACAGGCTATACTGCGATTTAGACAGGGTGGTTTTATTACGACTCGCACAGACTATAATGATGAAGATGAATACAGTCACAAGACACGTCGAGAGTATTACTAGGAGATTGTTATGGCTAAAAAAACTAAAAAGGTTAATAAAACTACAAAGACAAGAGCTAGGCTTGCCGCTGGTGGTGGATATACTGATATGGAAAAAGCTATAAATAATGCTTTTTTAAAAAAATATGAAAGCGGAGATATTACTCGTGAAGAGTATATAGCTTCTGGACGTACTTCAGCAAGAGTATTTGCGGACTCAATAGAAGACGCTATTAAGCGCCCACCAAAAGGTCTGAAACACGGCGGCGTTGTAATGAAGGGCCGTGGTGGCTCATTTAAAGGAGTTAACTAATGGGCAAGAAACTAAAAGCAGTCCCTTCCAGCAACAAAGGTCTATCCAAACTACCAAAAGGTGTTCGGAATAATATGGGTTTTTTTGCTAAAGGCGGTAGCGTTGAGGTTAATGGCGTTATGCAGGAGCATTATCCCCAAGCTGTAGAAGCCTCGTTTGCAGAAGATCACACAGGGTTTTCTCGCGGTGGCGGTGCAGCGTTGCGCGGTACAAAATTTATTGGCGTGAAATAATGCCCAGAATCACAATAGACGTTGATTTGCCATACGAGGATTATTTTATTAATCCTGAAGAGGACGTTGTGATTGAGGATGTTGAAGATGAAGATGAAGATGAATCAGAAGAATTTGCTGTTACTTGCCCCACTTGCGGGGCTGTAATAACTGAAGAGGTTGAGGCGGATTAAATTGGTGCATCGCGTTCCTCCCGACGAACTGTATCAATGGCTCCCGGTTCCCACACTTCCGCTGGTAGAGCTTTTCTGCCTCAACACTACGACAGGAGAATAACATGGCATTTATAGATCGTGAGGCAGGACCGGGCGGTATACCTGAAATGCCTATCGCTCCTGAAAGCGGAATTATGACTGAGCTTACCGAACTAGCTCAAGACCCCGGCCTTTTTGAATTTGACGATGGCAGTGCCATTGTGGGTGAGTATTCAGAAGAAGAAGAAGTGATGCCACCATTGCCGTTTGATGGCAATTTGGCTGAAGTTATTGATGATTCAATTCTAGGACGCATTGCGTCTGACTTGGTTGGTGACATTGAGGATGATCTATCCTCCCGCCAAGAATGGGAAGATACATACAAGCAGGGCTTAGAGTTCTTGGGAATGAAGACTGAGGAGCGCACAGAGCCGTTTGCAGGCTCCTCTGGCGTCATTCATCCATTGCTGGCTGAAAGTGTTACCCAGTTCCAAGCACAAGCCTACCGCGAGCTTTTACCCGCCAATGGTCCTATTAGAACGCAGATTATTGGCGTTCAAAATGGTGAACTGGTCAAGCAGGCCGAGCGCGTTAAAGATTATATGAATTATATGATTACATACGAGATGGAAGAGTACGATCCAGAGTTGGATCAAATGCTGTTCTATCTTCCTGTTGTTGGTTCAACGTTTAAAAAGGTTTATCGTGATCCTTTGAAGCAACGGGCTGTTAGTAGCTTTGTTCACGCCGAAGATTTAATTGTTCCGTATGGCGCAACTGACTTGGCATCTTCGCCCCGCATTACGCAGCGCATTAACATGGATTCAAACGAGGTCCGCAAGCTGCAACTAAATGGTTTCTACATTGACATCGACGTTCCCACCGATGGGTACGAAGGCGATAAGATTAATGAGATTAGAGAATCCATTGATGATGTGCAGGGCGTTCACCCGTCAAATTCATCTACTGATTTAACCCTTTATGAAATTCATACGTCTTTGGACATTGAGGGCTTTGAAGACCTTGGCATGGATGGCGAACCCACTGGCCTTAAACTGCCGTACATTGTGACCATCTTGGTTGATTCCGATGAGATACTATCAGTTCGTCGTAATTACGCTGAAGCGGACCCAATGAAGAGAGCCGAACAATTCTTTGTGCATTACAAATTCCTGCCGGGTCTGGGTTTTTATGGCTTGGGTTTAACACATATGATTGGCGGCTTGGCTATGGCGTCAACGTCTATTCTGCGTCAGTTAATTGATGCGGGTACGTTGGCTAACTTACCCGCTGGCTTTAAGGCCCGTGGTGCGCGTATTCGTGATGAAGACAGCCCACTACAGCCCGGTGAGTTTCGTGACATTGATGTGGTTGGTCAGACGTTGCAGGCATCTCTTATGCCGCTGCCTTTCAAGGAACCTTCTGCCACGCTGTATAACCTTCTAGGAACGCTTGTAGACGCTGGTCGCAGGTTCGCATCAATGGCGGACATGAAGGTGGCTGAGATGGGCGGAGAAACGCCCGTAGGCACTACTATGGCTATCATGGAGCGCGGCACAAAGGTTATGTCCGCAATTCACAAGCGGATGCACTACTCGCAAAAGCTTGAATTTAAACTTCTAGCAAAAATATTCTCTAAGGATTTAGAGCCATACCCCTACATGGTATCGCAGCAGTTTGGCCCAGAGATTAAAGCGCAGGACTTTGACCAGCGTGTTGATGTAATGCCTGTTAGTGATCCTAACATCTTTTCCATGTCACAGCGTATTGCTTTGGCGCAGAGTGAATTGCAGTTAGTACAGTCAAACCCTGAAATACACGGTGGCCCACAGGGGCTGTATCAAGCGTACCGCAAAATGTATGAAGCTCTTGGCGTTAATAACATTGATGCCATGTTACCCCCACCTCCCGGTCCACCACCCCCTATGAATGCGGCTAAAGAAAACCAGAACGCTTTGATGGGACAGCCATTGCAGGCATTCCCTGAACAGGACCATCAGTCTCACATAGAGACGCATATGGCCGTTATGTCTACGCCAGCTATGCAGCTTAACCCTAATGCTATTATGGCCCTGCAAGGCCACATTCAGGAGCATATAGGTCTGTTGGGCGAGAAGCAGGCGCAAGAGCAAATCATGGAACGTATTCCGCCTGAAATCCAGCAAGACCCGCAGCAAATGCAGCAAATGATGGAGCAGATCAAACCACAGATAGATCAGATTGCAGCGGCTATAATTGCTGACATGACTGAGAGCTTGGCACAGGCAGTTGAGCCACCAGCCGAGTCTGACCCGTTGGTTGATATACGCAATCAGGAATTGCAGCTTAAATCTGCTGACATGCAGCGCAAAACCTCTGAGTTTGATGCCAGACAGGAAATGGAGCGCGAGAAAGAGCGTAACAATGTTCTGGTAGATCAGCAGCGCATTGATGTGTCAGAGGCTGCGTTAGAGGACAAGACTAGAATTGCTGAGGAACGCATTCAGACGCAAAAAGATATTGCTGTAATGAACGCGATGAAATGACAAAGGGTAAAGTCTTAGACTTTCCTCAGACTAGCGATGTAGACCAGCAGTTCCTTGATTTAGAACGGCAGCAAAAAGAAATTAAAGAACAATCAAGAGAAATTGCAGAAAAAGGAAATAAAAAATGAGTTCTTCTGTAAGAGAAAAAATGGCAGCAGAGATTAAAGCAGCAAAACGTGCTGCTATAACTGTAGCGCCAGAACCTGTTGTTGAAACGCCAGTAGTGCCAGAGGTGGTTAGCAATGAAGTTGCCGTTAAAGTTGAAAAGCCCGTTAAAAAGCCAGCCCAAAAGCCAGCCAAAAAGAATAAGTCGTTTTATAAAAAGATTTAGTAAGATAGCGAAACCCCAGAAGTTTAAGGGTATTTTCTAACTACTTGGCGATAATCCTTGTATATCCCGCATAATCGCATACTGTATGCGCGGGAGATACAGCATGGACGCTATACACTTAGCCGAATATCTATTCAAAAACATTCGTGAGCGCGATTCTCGTCTAAAGGACAGACTCGCGGACGGTTCGGTTTCGTCTTGGGACGAATATCGGTATCTCGTAGGCGAAATACGCGGAATGGCCTACGTGGAAGATGACATCAAAACCGCGATGAAAGGCATAGACATAGACGATGACTAAAAAGTTATTTGTTCCTGACCACGTTGCAAAAGCAGTTGCAAAAGGCAAGTCAGTAGAGAAAACAAAGCTACCTGACCCTTTGGAAACAGCTTTTGGCAAGCATTCTTCAGAAGAAAACAAGAATGAGAACGATCCATCTGAGTTGGATTCATCAGCGATTGACAGGCTACCACAGCCAACAGGTTATCGCGTTCTTATTATCCCTTATTATCCAAGCGCCAAGACCAAAGGCGGCTTGTATATTCCAGATCAGACCAGAGATCGTGAGGCGTTTGCAACTGTGGCTGCATACGTTGTTCGGCTTGGCCCTGATTCATACACAGATAACCAGAAGTTCCCAAGTGGACCTTGGTGTTCTGAAAAGGATTGGGTTCTTATAGGAAGATATGCTGGCAATAGGTTTAAAGTGGATGGTCTTGAGGTTAGAATCATAAATGATGATAACATCATAGCGACTATCCTTGACCCAACAGATATTTCGTATGTATAACGACAGGGAGAGCAAGGAAAATGTCTATGGCTGAGAACATTCGTGAAGATGACGAATTAGAAACTGGTACTTCTGTTGAACTTGATGATGAAGTTCAAGAAGATAACGTTTCTGCGTCTGATAACGAAGAAACCCGAACAACTGTTCGGAAAAAATCAGATGGCGACGATGAGCTAGAAAATTATAGCGAAAGCGTCAAGAAAAGAATTAACCAACTTACTGCAAAGCGCAAACAGGCTTCGGAAGAAGCGCAGGCTGCGGTACAGTATGCTCAACAGGTACAACAGCAGAATGAGCAAATGAAAGCTCGTTTGGCACAGTTGGATCAAGGTTACAGAACAGAATACGAAGGCCGAATTACTTCTCAGGAAGCGCAAGTTAAACGTGCTTTGACTGAGGCGCATGAGGCTGGTGATTATGACCGTGTTGCAGAAGCGCAATCTGCATTGTCTCAAGTAGCGATAGAAAAAGAACGTCTACGGCTACAAAAGGCAAAGGCTGCGCGTGATGTTGAGAATGAAAAAGTACAACAGGCTCAAGCACAACAGCAACAACAACAACAGCAACAGCAGCAACAGCAACCGCAACGCCAAGACCCCAAGTTGGAGACATGGCTGTCTAAAAACGATTGGTTTGGACAAGACCGCGTTATGACAAGAGCGGCACAAGCAATCCATGAACAGTTGGTATTGGAAGAGGATTTCGATCCTTCGTCTGATGTCTACTATTCGGAGGTAGATAAGCGTCTTCGCAGGGAGATGCCGAACAAGTTTGAGGTTAAACAACAACGCGCCCAAGTTGTTACACCTTCGTCTGGCAACGGACGGTCACTAAAGTCTGGGCGGAAGAAATCGGTGGAACTTACGCCGGGGCAGGTCGCATTTGCCAATAAAATGCGGATACCTCTTGAAGTGTATGCTAAAGAGGTTGTTAAAATTGAGAATAGGAGTGAATGATATGGCTAATAGGGCATCACGTGACTCAGACTCGCGGGAACACGAACAACGTGTTCAAGAATGGCGTCCCGGTTCTGCTTTAGACGCTCCTGAACCCCCCGTGGGGTACAAGCATCGATGGATTCGTGAATCTGTCATGGAATATGACGATAAAACAAACGTTCATAAAAAACGGCAAGAAGGCTGGGAACTCGTTCGCGCTGAGGAATACCCAGAATACTTTGGTCCTATAGTTGATGAGGGAAGGAACGCTGGCATCATTGGTGTTGGTGGTCTTGTACTTGCTCGTATCCCCGTCGAACTCGTAGAACAGCGGAATCGTCACTATGCAAAAGTGGCACAAAATCAAATGGACGCTGTTGACCGCGACTGGATGCGGGATAGCAACGCCTTAATGCCAAAATTGGCACCACAACGTAAGTCCTCTGTAAGCTTCGGCTCAAGAGGGGCTAAACAAGGAGATTAACGATGGCGAATCAAGACGCTGCATTCGGTCTTCGTCCCGTAAAGCGAATTGGGGGAACCCCGTTCACAGGTGGACAAAGCCGATATCGGATCGCCGCAGACTACGGTACTGCAATTTTCCAAGGTGACATGGTTATGCAAGTCACTGGCGGCACTGTAGAGATACATGCCGATGGCGGAACAGTACCTATTGTTGGCGTATTCAATGGTTGTAAATTCACTGACCCCACAACTGGGGAACAGGTATTTAGCAATTCATACCCTGCAAGCACTGATGCTGCTGATATTATTGCGTTCATCATTGATGACCCTATGGTTATCTTTGAAATTCAATGTAATGTTGCATTCCCAATTGCTGACTTGCTTGGCAACTTCGACGTTATCTATACTACCGCAGGCAACGCCAAAAGCGGTGTAGCTGGTTCCGAGCTTAATGTTTCGGACGGTGGTACAGGTACTGGATTGCCTCTGAAAGTCATTGATATTTCTGAAGACCCAGAAAATAGTGATGTAGGATCAGCACATACAAACGTGTATTGTGTCATTGGAAACCATATATTCGGCCTTAAAGGCGTCGGATTAGCGTAAGGAGCTAAACAATGGCTATTTCACGTTCACAACTGGTTAAAGAACTAGAACCGGGACTAAACGCACTCTTCGGAATGGAATATAACCGTTACGATAATGAGCATAGCGAAATCTACGAAACCGAGACATCAGATCGCGCTTTCGAGGAAGAAGTTATGCTTTCAGGTTTTGGGAATGCTCCCACAAAAACCGAAGGTGCTGGCATATCGTTTGATGATGCTAACGAAGCGTACACCGCCCGTTACACCCATGAAACCATTGCCTTAGCGTTCGCTTTGACCGAAGAAGCGATTGAAGACAATCTCTATGATCGTCTTGGCGCTCGTTACACTAAAGCTCTTGCGCGCTCTATGGCGCATTCCAAGCAAGTTAAGGCCGCTGCTACTCTTAACAACGCCTTTAGCTCATCCTTTACGGGTGGTGATGGAAAAGAACTTTGTGCAACTGACCACCCGTTGGCTCAAGGCGGTACTTTCCGCAATGAACCAACGACTGCGGCTGACCTCAACGAAACTTCGCTTGAAAATGCTCTAATCGACATTTCAACGTTTGTAGATGAGCGGAATATGATTATTGCTTTAAAAGGCACTAAGTTGATTATTCCACCACAGCTTCAGTTCGTTGCAGATCGTCTGCTGGAATCGACCTTGCGTGTTGGCACATCTGATAATGATGTAAACGCACTTCGCAACATGGGTATGCTTCCAGAGGGTTATACCATTAACCACTTCCTGACCGATACTGATGCGTTCTTCCTGAAGACTGACGCGCCAAACGGCTTTAAGCACTTTGAGCGTTCTCCCATGCGTACAAACATGGAAGCAGACTTTGATACAGGCAACATGCGGTTCAAAGCGCGTGAGCGTTATTCATTTGGCTTCTCGGACCCACGTTGCGTCTTCGGCTCACCCGGCGCGTAACCCGAACAAATGTTCTAACTATGAAAGAGGGCGGTTTAACTGCCCTCTTTCTTTTTTTGTAAATCTAATTTAGAGTATGAATATCCCTGACAGGCGCATTCTGTGTCTGACTTAACCCACGACAGGAGATAATCATGGGTAATTCTACTTTTAGCGGACCAGTGCGCTCTGAGGGCGGCTTTCAATCGTTAGCCTCTAACACAACAACCGGAAATCAAGTAAATGATAAATTTGAAGTAGACTCTGACGGTCAGGTCATTGTTTATGGAACAAACGCTAATAACGTTAATAGAGGTGCGCGTACTTCTGATAGATATTACCTAGAGTCATACTTTGAAAAAAGACCAGCTACAAACGCCAATATCGACCAAGCCTACACGGTAGAAGTAGCACGGGCAGCAAACAGAGAGTTTGAAATTCTCGGCACCAACATGACAACAGCATTGGTTACTTTTGATACCACACGGGCTGGCCTAACTATTACAACCGCTGGTGCAGACCAAGATCAGGCTATTGTCGCACCTCACTTGGATTCAGGGTTTACAGCTTGGACAGGTGTACTGTGGGGTACTGAAAACTACACAGAATGGGAATGTTCAATATCAACGAATGCAATTGATAATCAAAAAATATGGGCAGGCTTGAAGTTAACTAACGATCAACTTGTTGCTACAGATGCTGACCAAGTGTTTTTTAAATTTCAGACTGACGCAACAAACTCTGAAGCGTTCACCGACTTCACGGTGCTGCACTTTGTTCATTCAATAGCTGGCACAGATTTTATCAGTGCTTTGCCTATAACCGTTACTGCAAACCAAACTCTTCACCTAAAAGTAGTTATTGATGCCGACAGAAAAGCAACCATTTTTGTGAATGGTCAGCAGTATAATGTCACTACTACATCTGGCTCTACAGGTGGCACAGCAGTAACCGCTGTGGCAGAGGGCGGAACTGTAACCAAAACAGGTGCTTTGACCGACAATGTTGATTTCATTCCTTACATTGGGATTGAAGCTGGCGCTGCTGCTGCTGAAGCATTGGATGTTCATTACCAAGCAATCAACCGCGTTATATTTGAATAACAAACATGGGGGGGCAAATGCTCCCCCAACAGTTTAGGAGATTAATATGGCTGATGCTGTAGCTACTCAAACAATAATCGACGGTGACAGGAATGTAGTTCAGAAGTTTACCAACGTGTCTGATGGTAGCGGTGAAGCTGCTGTCGTAAAAGTTGATGTAAGTGGGTTGGCCGCTAATTCACATGGAACAGCCTGTACGGGCGTTGTCATTGAAGAAATCTGGTGGCAGTGTATTGGTATGAAGGTTCAGATACTTTGGAATGCTTCAACCAATATTTTCTGTATTGAACTAGGTGAAAACCAAAGCGGCAACCATGACTATAAGTCTTTTGGCGGTTTAACAAATAATGCGGGTAGCGGAGTGAATGGTGACGTTCTGTTTACAACAGTTGGTCACACTTCCGCAGATACCTATACTATTATTTTAAAAATGAAAAAAGAGTATGGTTGATGGCTGATAAGCCTATCAAACGTAATAAGAAGAATTACCGCCCCACTAAAACAGGGGCGGGAATGACAAAAGCTGGTGTGGCTGCGCACAAACGCGCAAATCCCGGCTCTAAATTAAAGACTGCTGTTACTGGCAAGGTAAAACCCGGCAGTAAAGACGCCAAGAGGCGCAAATCTTACTGCGCACGTTCGGCAGGGCAGATGAAGAAATTCCCAAAGGCAGCAAAAGACCCAAATAGTCGTTTGCGCCAAGCCAGAAAACGGTGGAAGTGTTGATGTTGACTAAAGGTAACAAGAGAAAAGTAAAAAAAGTCATTAAGGGTTTAAAGAAAGCCTCAAAGCTACATGCGGGTCAGGCCAAAACTCTTAAAGGCATGGTAAAAAAGACCTCATAAAATGTGGAAGTGTTGATATGACCAAAGAACGCTTAATGGAAGTCTTATGTGTAATCTGTTTAGGTTATTTTGGATGGTTAGGCGTTCAGGTCATAGATATAAAAAGTGATCTTTCTATTGTAGCCCATAGAACCGAACAAATGTGGGGGAAATACATTGACGATATCAAGGTCTCAAATCTCACAACAAGTGTCGAAAGGTAGAAAAATGGCTAAAAAATCTCCCAAAGACGCATGTTATAAAAAAGTAAAAGCTAGATACAAGGTATTTCCTAGCGCATATGCGTCTGGCGCAATTGCAAAGTGTCGAAAAGTAGGCGCTAAAAATTGGGGAAATAGTAAGAAAATGATAGAAGGTGGCGAAGTAGCTAATAATAATTTTAGAAAACGTCCTGTGAGAAGAATGATGAATGGCGGAGAATCCATAGCCAATGGTTGTGGTGCTGTTCGGAATGACCGCAGAAAAGTTACTAAGTTTACCTGATGGCTGTTAGAAAAACAGAAAAAGGAGCGTCCTTAAAACGTTGGTTCAAAGAGGACTGGAAAGATGTTCGTACAGGCAAGGCTTGCGGTAGAAAAAAAGATGAGAAACGCGGCACTCCTTATTGCAGACCTAGTAAAAAAGTCAGTAAAAAAACTCCAAAAACTACGTCAGAAATTACAAGTGCCGAAAAGCGTAGCAGAGTGGCGCAAAAGAAACGATTAGGTCAGCCAGCAGGCAAGCCTAAAAGAGTTAAATCTTTAAAAAGGAGAACTACAAAATGATGAAGAAAAAAGGTGCAGCAAAGGGCGGCGTTCGCAAAATGCGTGGCGGCGGTATGGCTAAAGGCGCAGCAAAGGGCGGTGTTTCTAAAATGCGCGGCGGCGGCATGGCTACAAAAGGTTACATTAAAGGCGGTCGTGTAGCAACAAAAGGAGCAGCCAAAGGTGGAGCAAAAATGACAGTAGCTCAACTGCGTTCAGCCGCAAAGAAAATGGGCATGAAGGTGGTAAAAGCTTAATATGCCATTTTTGCAAAGAAACATACCACACTTTAAGTGCT